CCAATGGAAATAACCGTCTAGGTTTTCTAGACTTTTCTCTCTCATAACCCCTTTGGGGCATAGAAAGGAGTTGCGATCATGTCGCAACAAGCAAACATCGTTCTCGCGAACGGTGAAACGACCCCCGTGAACAAGACCTTCGCACCGAAAGGTGCGATGCGTTCGCCGACGGGCAAGGACGTTGCTGAGTGGCGGGAGCAGTCGGCGGTAAACGCCGAAGGCTTCTTCACACTCGTTGAGCAGCATTCCGAGCCCAACGTGAACCGTGTCGAGAAGTTCCGGTTCGTCATCTCGGTCCCCACGCTGGAGACAGTGGGCACAAACGATGCTGGCATCACGCCGGCGCCGCAAGTGGCCTACACCACTGTGGGTGTTATCGAGTTCTGGGTGTCAACCCGTGCCTCTCAGGCAGAACTGAAAGACATCGTGGCGTTCGTGAAGAACTTCTCCGCGACTACCTACATGAGCGATGCGATCAAGAATCGCGAGCACGCCTGGTAACAGGATCGTGTTCGTCGGCTCCTTTGCAGACCTGAGTCTAGCCCTAGCAGTTGTTACGGTACTAGTGACGTTCATCCTTACGGTTGAAGCGTTGCTGGTCCGTGCAAATGTTAGCATTGGACTCTCGACTGTGGTCTTGTTGCTCATGCTGACGGTCTTTGCCGTCTTAGGAGGTCTAAGTGGATTCACCACGAGTTCCGCTGTTCCAGCGGAAGGGTCGCCCCCTCCATCCTCTAACGAGGGTTCCGAGGGGGCTAGTCGCTGAGCTTCTCAGAGACTACCTTGCCAGCCTAGGCTCTGCCCGGGCTATCGGTGTTTGGCTGCTTTTCGAGTCAGGTACCGCGGATGATCTCATCCAGCTAGTGACGCTTGTCTGTGACCCCCTCCACTACAACGACGCAGATAGTTTCCGCGCGGCTCACGCCGCAACGAAGTTCTTTGCCAAATGTAGTGGCTTGGCGACAGGTATTAACCTGTCCGAGGTTGCAGTTAAGTCGGCTTGTGAAGCCGAGAGTCGCTGTTCTGAGACTAATCGTCGGTTCGAGAGCTATCGTAAGGGAGAAGTGATTCCCCCCTTCCAAGATGAGACCTTTCTCATTAAGAAGATAATTGCGAAAATCCTCGGACCGGCTCCCAGTGACATAAAATTCACAGGGTGGTCAAAGGGACGGACAACTTCCTCTTCTGGAAGCGACTTGTCATCCTTAAAAAAGTTTGGGTCGACCCCAGACTGTACGGCCAGTGCTCTAAGATACGCCTTGCGTATGCTACGAGACTCGCCTCCGTGGGGGGCTTCTGTTCTTCAAACAGGGGCTCCAGTGTCAGTCACCTCGAGAGAGGCCTGCACTATCGTGGAGGGGAACGTAATGCTGACCGTCCCCAAGAGTGCCAAAACTGATCGTGTCATATGCTATGAACCGCATATGAATATTGCCCTCCAGCTTTCTGTTGGGAAGGTAATACGAAAACGCTTGTCCCGTCACGGGATAAAGCTCGACGATCAGTCCATCAACCAACGGAGGGCCGTGCTTGGAAGCAAGCACGGTAACCTAGCCACAATAGACTTGCGTTCTGCAAGCGACACTGTGGCTACCCGCGTAGTCGAAGAGCTCCTACCCATTGATTGGGTGTGTCTCCTAGACGACTTGAGGTCCAAATACACGAAATGGCCTGACGGCCTCACTCGGAGAAATGAAAAGTTTTCCTCTATGGGAAATGGCTTCACATTCGAGTTGGAAAGCTTGCTCTTCTATGCGATTTGCTCTGCAGTCGCAAGAGACGTCAGCGTGTATGGTGATGATGTAGTCCTACCAACTGGCTTTTTTCAGGACGCTTGTAAGCTCCTGGAATACTTTGGTTTTGAGATTAATACCTCAAAATCCTTCTCAACCGGTTATTTCCGGGAGAGTTGTGGTAGTGATGCATTTGGCGGTGTGTCCGTGTCCCCTGTCTATCTTCGGTCTTTGCCTAAGACCGTTGATGACGTATTGAAGCTTCATAATCGAGTTTCCGAGTTTGTCGGCCTCGACAGGTACCCACAGCGTAAGCCGTGGGAGCAATACCTGATGAAGATACGTCGCCGTGTACCGTCACTCCAAGGCCCAAAAGGCTACGGAGACGGCCACTACCATGTTGACTACGACTTTCGTGTCGCAAGACGCGCTAGAGACGGGTTAGATGGATGGTGGTTCAATACCTTTCTCCGGGTTTACCGGAAGGGGGTTGGAGACAGTGTCGATGGTTTGGAAATCAGCAGTGATGCTGGCTACCGAGCCATTTGCGCAAGCGTCGGACCGAAGGGTGTTAAAACCCTTTGGGATTCGACCTTCGACAGGAGGTTATTCACAATCAGGCGCACCAGGGTCCTGGCCAACTTTTGTTGGCCAGGAATTAGCTGGGGGGATTAGTCCCCCCGGGTAATTTCGCTCTAATAGAGCTGGAGGCTATCGCCTTAAAGTGGGG